CAGCGAAATGGGATTTCTGCTTAAAGATCTTAACTTCTTTCAGACTTTGGAGGGAGTGGAGTTCTGTTCCCATAAGTGGTATTCGGACGGGTTGGCTCACCCGGTGAATTGGGGTAAAACCCTATACCGTTTCGCTCAACAGCCAAACAATCCAATTGAGTTGCCTGGACTCATTGATCAGCTGGAAGGAGACTTCCGTAATCTTCGAGGATTGGGATTGGATGATATCCAGGAAGTCATTGCGTACAAGCTGATGTGCGCAAAAGATGGCAACTGAAGCACAGAGAGCTAGACGCCGACGTAATAGACAACGACGCGTATCAGGAAATGCAAACCCTACTCGCACGGTAAACCGAAATTTCCAAGCCAGAAATGGTAATGGAATTTCTAATCGGGTTAGTGCGATGAACCCGGGGACTTGGTTGACAGAGATTCATTCTTTTGCAATCGGGACCCTTACCGGTACACCAGCTTCTAAAGTTTGGCATACCAGGTTGGAAGTGTCAACTGCGCTGAAAAGCAAGTTGAATACTGCAGGGGAGTATCGTTTGCTTTCCATGAGGTGTACTTATAACCCCATTACTGCTCAGAGAGATGACAGAATCGGCATAGCCCCTTACTTTGACCCCATAAATCGTTTAGATAATGTAGCCAACTTTATGGCCAACGGTCGCCCTATTAGGTTAGGTGACTCTCGTTTTAGTGAAACGTGGAACGTCCCGTCGGAAATCACAACAGTGGTTGATCCAGCGAGACCGTTAGCGTTAATCGGAGGCGTGAGTGTCTATTTCCATAAGGCGCCTTTTACCGCTGCTCAGGCACAAGTTGATGCGTTTATCATAACGGTAGATGTGACTTATCAAGTTAGAGGAAAGAAGGCTACACTGAATGTTCTGTCAGCCATTTGATGGTCAGAGCAAAAGTATGGTACGAGGATCGGATCTTTACGCGTGGCAGCTTCAGTACGGCTTGGCGGAAACGGTCTACCCAGATAGTTTTAGCCAGTCAGGTGGTACTTTAAACCCACCAAACCCAGGTATAGGTCCTGGCACAAAACCGGACCCTATTGAGGAGGCCAAAGTCAAAGTTAAAGATTTGGCAAACAAAATCCAAGCGATGACTATTGATCAATTGGATACTTTCCTGGATGCTACGTTCCGTAATAGGGATTCAAGGGAAACTTCCTACAGGTCGCTTCCTATAGCTAATTACGGTCCCTTTGTTATGAACGGTACAGGTCTCTCAGTTGGTGCTGGGACGACTTCCGGACATAATATTTGGGTAGCTATAGCTATTGACGGACGCTTGATAGTAGGAGTAGCCAATGGATACTATAAACAAGTAACGTACAGACAGGATAAGTGGTTCCG